ATCAGGGCTTTGCTGCAGTCGATGCGCTGGGCAACGTCATCGGTTCTTGCAGCGCCACGGACCCGGTCACTCAACAACCGGGCTTTTCATTCGCCAAGGTCGGGATTGCACTCAACTACAAGTTCCAATTCCTTACTTCGGCCTAGGCGTGATTGAATGGCGCGAATGACCAAAGCGGCAGGACGCCGAAGATTGGCGGAGATTCTGAGCAAAGCCAAGAAACTCTACCTCAGAGACTTCATTTCAACCAAAGACCTCGACAGCATCGAGCGAATAGCCAAAATGCGATCTAAGCAACTCAAGTGAGGTGGCAGCATTGGTACAGGTGCCGGGTGTTGGAGTTGGCGGAACTGGGCAACAAACCGGGACGCCAGCGGACGTAACCGCTGAGGTACAGGCTAGACTCGCACAGATCGCGGCCAACAAGGCAGCAGCAGCAGCGGCAGCGGCAGAGCGCGCAGCCGCAGCAGGTAATGGGGCCGGGGGATATACTGCATTTGACCCCAGAGGGGCTTTTCAGGTTCCCAATAACTTCTGGGGATTTGCCATGCTGATGATGGGGCTGAGATAATGACACACTCGATATCCCCGCGCGTATACAAGTTACTGAAAAACATCGACCTAGAGAACGTAACCAACGCTCAAGTGACTTCAACAGGCGATCCAATCACCATAGAGGAACTGAACCGGGAAGAATGTGTGCGTTTGATTATCGTTAACCTCGCTAGGTTGTCAGTCAAACAGGAGTGGGACGGGTTGTTGGGATGAGAAGAGAGGATCGTAAGCCTTCCAAGAGGGTCTTTCCCCTGCTTCAAAACCTCGACCTAGACTCTGTAACGTTCGCTCAGTTGCAAAGCGTAGGGAACCCCATCAGCATCGAGGACATGAACGAGCAGGAAATGATTGACTTGGTGATCGTCAACCTAGCCAGACTCTGTTGCGCCGGTGAATGGGACGGTCTGTTAGAAGCCGGCGGCGGCGTCGGCGGTACGATCACGGACAACCAGATAGCCTTTGGAGCAACTACAGCCAATACCATAGAGGGCGAGGCGCAACTGTTTTGGGACAGTGCAAACGATACCTTGCAGGTGGGCCTTGGCTCAGGCTATCCACGGCTCACTCTAGCCGGTGACAACCAATTCATCAACTTCAAAAGTTCTGCCACACCAACACCCGTCGGAAAAGGCTCATTCGGAATGGCCGGGAATTTCTTCTATTGGAAAGTTGGGGCAAGTGATGACGAAATATTCCGCATCACTCAAAATAACGCATGGGGTATAGAAGGGGCCAATTATGGGTCTGACGGACAAGTGTTGACTTCGGGTGGTGAGGGTGTTTCTGTCGCATGGGAGGATGCCGCACTCTCTACGAGTGCCCATGCAGACGCACCTTCGGCAGCCGATGACGACGGCACGACCGGTCAACTTGCGTATGATGCTGATTATTTTTACGTCTGTATTGATACTGACACATGGAAGAGAACAGCACTGTCAACGTGGTGATCCTATGAGTGAACTCAGTGACAAGGCTAAGGAGATGCTCACGAATTATGGCGCAAGTTTTCTTCTCGGCTGGATCCTCGGAATGGGCTTAGGACAAACTCTCTGGGACTCCATAACCGGGGTGCTTTGATGTCAAAAAACAAACCGAAAGAAACAGTCGAGTTCGTCATTCGGATGCAGGACAAAGAACGTCAAATCCTAGAGGACTTAACGACGGCGTATTCCATCAGGAACATAGGTCAAGGAGTAGGCTCTATTCTAAATCCGATTGCTACTGTGCTGAGTAATCCCGAAGCGCTTTTGATTTCAATACCTATCCTCTATGCTGTCTTTTATCCGCATCGAGATATGACGCGACACGATCCCCTTCTCTTCCATGCTTTGACGGGACCGCCCGGGGATCTCTTCAACAACCTTTCCCTTTGGTATATGGCGAAACGGAAACAGGCTCTTGAATCAGCGACAGATGAAGATCGGGAACGTTGGGAAGCCATGGAANCTTTATCGAACAAATCCCAATCATAGGAACTATTTTCCGAGTATTTCGTTGAAAGAATCGAGAAATGATGCAAAAGAGTGGGGGGGTAACGGCTACGATTTGGGGCCGTCGGTCCAATCAACCTGCTTTACGACATTGATCCATTTTTTGCAGAGCACACAACGACGAGTATCATAATTGAAGGTCTGCTTGCAGCCGCATCGACAAATAACAACGGTCACTCGCTCGCCTCCGCGACTAGACTCTGGATCTCTCTCTGAAGTCCTCTGATGTTTTGCATCATCTCATGGTTCTGCTGCCATAGCCCTTCTAGGTTACTGGGGCCGTGTTCCTCGTAGAAGACAACCGCCTTGCTGATATTGGCGCTCTTCTGCCTCGACGGCCAGCGTGAGCGTATCTCAAAGGCCGCATCGGAGAGGGTCGCTGAGATCAGATGCATTCAACTCGCCTCCATGTGTCGTCGCTTGAATACATAATTAGGATCATGCAGGGACTTGATCCATTCCTTTGCTTCTGAAACAGTATCTACTATGGCTTCGTTGTCCGGGTTGAATCCCATCAGCAGCCAATCTATCACATCATCCTTAGTTTTCAGTCTCCTTATGCTCGGTTCATTACCTTGAACACTGACAGCGTAGTAAACCATCAACTCGCCTCCTTCAGGAACACGTCTAGGAGCCTTCGGCAATGCGGGCAGGGGATAGTTACCTCAAACGTCCTTGTCTGGGCTGGTGTGTCGTCTGTAGGCTTGATTGAGGGTTCCCACGCTCCACCAAAGGGGGAGTTAGAACACTGACCTCTCTGATGGCCTTCTTGCCTACACAGACTGCACTTCCTTGCCATTCAATCACTCCCAAACATGGCAGACGAACAATCATCACAGAGCAACGAATAACGAGAGTTGTAAAGAACCAGATAATCACACATTTGGCATCTAAAACAACCCAGAGGGTTCTTTACGCTCATTCAATCATCTCCGTGACGGCCTTGAGCAGCGAGGCAGTCCTCAAACTCAGGAACCGAGTGCGCGCCGACTCTCCGCTTGCAAGTTAGGCAGCGGTCATAGGGGCCAAACTTCTGCTTCATTCAATCACACCTGCACCATTGTCCTGAGTCCAGCGCAAGACCTCCCAACGGGGAACGCGCTCTGTGTGGTTTGTTGCATTTCTTACAGTAAGTTATCTTCATCTTTATCACCTGTGGAGGATCGGCGTTCAGTGTGGATGCACTCGTTCTCCGACCCTCCATTTGATGCGAGGGGCCTAGAGTATATTATATGCGCGGTTGGTGAAGTCGTTGGCTTCTGGGGCTCCGCCCCATCAGCAACACCCCCTCCCACCGGCAATGACTAGCCCACTTTAGCCACCGGCTATCAAGATTCTCTAGTATTTTGAATGAAATCGGGTCGTGAAGGAAGGTATATGGGCGGTAGACTCCCGGTATAGGGACATGGTAGCCCCTGAACTGCTTATTTTGCTCGGTTTGAGCGCTCTGACACTGGTTTCTGTCATCATTCTTGGCCTTTGGCTCAGGATTGAACTCGCAAACATGCTGGATCTACTCGATGAACGTCTTGCTTTGGCTCTCAAGAGTACCATTGACCGACTGATAGAAGGTGGGATGGGGGAGTTTGAGCCCCCTAACCCGATCCAAGGTGCCATAGCGCAATTAATTCAAGGCATGGCGCAGCAGAAGTTAAACACAATCGACGCAACTGTNCAACTGTGACGAACAGAGGTCCGGATGGACAGTTTGCAGCCATCGAAGAGACATAGTGATAATTATAAGCGAGATTTTCTTTCACTCGCGTTATGGCACGCAGGAAGAAGGCAATAAGGCGCAGGCGCGCTAAGACAATCAGTTTGATGAATCTCGCGGAGAGTTATGCGTATGCATCCTTGATCACCGGCGGCGTTTTTGGAAATTCACCAGTGGGGGTTCTCGGGTTCGATAGCGCGGGCGCAGGGTCCACAGCCATGACGACCACGAACGGTGGCCTGACACTACAATCAATCATCAGCGATCCCGGAACGTCCTTCGATTCCATGCAGGCAAATTTCATGGCGAACTATCAGGCGATGGCCGTGAGCGCGATCGGCATCGGAATTACGATGAAATTCGCGAAAAAACTTTTAGCAAAACCTATCAGAAACGTCAACCGAAATTTGATGTCACCTTTGGGAATCGGAGTCAGGATATAAAATGGCAACTAACACAGTGACAGGCTGCCTTCAGTGCAGCGACGGAACAAACATACCCCTGAAACTTGAAGTCGCCGAGGGAACAGAAACCTCTCTCACCACAAATACGGTCTACACCGCGGTAGCGAGCAACGTTGGGGATTTCGCACCCGGAAAGACCGTCATATCTGGTCTGGTGTCCTGCCCTAACGGTGTGGGGTACTGCTACATTCTCTCGCAGGGCCTCGTGGCTGCAATCATTCCGTGGTCGGTGGCAGGGGCCGTAACGGATGGAAGCCCTGCGCTCTGCCAACCTTACACTTTGAGGGCCGGAGACATCGTCCGTGTCATGAATCAGACGGCCGCGGACAGAGGCGCAAGCGCGGCAGTCTACACCGCCCGCGGGGTCTCAAGAATATTCCACGTCACTCCGACTGGCGGCGCTACGAATGAATTAGTAGATCTCCAAACTGGCAATTCGTTGGGTGACACATTATTCGGCGATACCGTCACGAAATGGTACGGAACTTCTGTCGATGGCAACCTGATTGAGGATCAGGGCTTTGCTGCAGTCGATGCGCTGGGCAACGTCATCGGTTCTTGCAG